TTGTGCAAACGGATCTTGTGAGATAATTTAATATTAAAAAAGTAAGGAACTTTTAATAAATTCCTTACTTTTTTTATTTCACAATATATTTATATATAATAACAAATACTTGTGAAATATGAAAAAAATTGAAATGATTGGTAAAGTTTTTGGAAAACTTAAAGTGGTTGAAGAACTAAAAAAGAATAAAAATGGACACATAAAATATGGATGTGAATGTGAATGTGGTAATATAACAGAAGTTTTTGGGACTCACCTACGTAGTGGTAATATAATTTCTTGTGGTTGTAAAAATAGAATTAATAAAGAAGGTGGGATTAATGGTGATTTATGGTATAACATAACTAAATATAAAACATCTAAAAGGGCAAACAGAAGAAATTTGGATTTTAATTTAACCAAAGAATATATTTATGAATTATTTAAAAAACAAAACGGTAAGTGTAATTTATCCGGAATTATTATTAAATTACCTATTAGTTGGAATGATAAATTATATACCGCATCATTAGATAGAATAGATAGTAAAAATGGTTATGTTATTGGGAATGTACAATGGGTTCATAAACATATAAATGTAATGAAAAATATTTTCAGCCAAGATATGTTTATTTTCCTATGTAATCAAATAACAAAAAATAATGAATTAGTTGATTTTGATGTTAAAAAAATTGACGAATTTAAATGGGGTTTAAACACAAAATATTATGAAAGTACAATGGGGAAACAATGTGACGTTAACATATCAAGTTTTGTTAGCGTTTTATAACCAAAGAAAAACTAACTAAAATGACGGTAAACGCATCAAAAGATTGGATACAACAGTTATATGTTCAGGAGACAACAAAAAAATCTCCTGAACCTGACTTTTACAAAAACGAATTAGGTAATTTTGTAATGACAGAATCTTTTCATATGAAAAGAGGTAAATGTTGTGGTAATAAATGTTTACATTGTCCGTATGAACCCAATTGGGAAAAAAACACCACAAACTTAAAAGAATCATTGAGAAATCAATGATTTTTTTTTTTGGTGTTATATTTATAATAAAAATTAAAATATGAAAAGAATAATTAGATTAACTGAATCAGATCTTACAAGAATTGTAAAACGAGTTATAAGAGAAAATTTTGATCAAGAAAAAATGAATAAATTAATTGTTGAAGCAAACGCTTTAATACAACCCGCAGCAGGGTTAACATTTAGTATAGAATATAATAAAAAACCTGGGTATTCTTTTGGTATTGATAAAATATCATTAGGAACTTCGGCAGATAAGTCAGGTTTAGCAATTAATTTTAGTACATATGGAGCGATGAGATATACTAGTGCAATTAATTTAATTTCCGACGGTAAAAACGTTTTTATATCAGCTGGAAGTGCGCAAAAAACAGGAAATTTGATACCAAATATTGAAAATTTAAGATTAGTTTTAGAGGGTAGTTTAAGTAGAGAAATTAAACTTACTGCAAATACCGAAAAAAATATTAAATCACTAACAACATTTTTAACCGCAATAAATGCCGTTATAAATAAATATAAAACATCTGGTATTGCCACTGCATCATAATAAAAAAATAATTAATTATTAAAACTTAAAAGAATCATTGAGAAATCAATGATTTTTTTTTATTTATATAAAATAACCAGACCTTATATTTATTTGATATGGCAAATGGGGTTACATACGGAATAAATTTTCCTTTTAGAGAATCATTTACTGGTAGATATTTAGATCTTTCAGATACTTCTGATGAAGAGATAAGAACAGATCTTGTTCATCTTTTATTAACCAGAAAAGGAACAAGATATTTTCTACCGGATTTTGGGACAAGATTATATGAGTATATCTTTGAGCCATTGGACGGACCAACATTTTCAGATATTGAAGCCGAAATTAGAGATAGTGTTGAAAAATATATTCCCGGTATACAAATCACAAATATTAGTATAACAGATGCGTCGGACGGTGAAGAAGATAAAGGAACATTTATTAATGCTCAAGGTGAGAGAGAATTTACTGTTCAAGGGATTGCCGAAAAAGAGCATACCGCAAAAATAAAAATAGATTACAGATCAACAGATCAAGCTTTTGAAAGTAATGATTTTGTAATAATCAATATTTAATGATATATGGCAGATAAAAAAATATCATACACCGCAAGGGATTTTCAATCTATAAGAACTGAATTAATAAATTTCACAAGAACTTATTATCCCGACCTAATTCAAAATTTTAATGATGCGGGAGTATTTTCTGTTTTAATGGATTTAAATGCCGCAGTTAATGATAACTTACAGTTTCAGATAGATAGGAGTATACAGGAAACAGTTTTACAATTTGCCCAACAAAAGGCATCAATATATAATATTGCAAGAACATACGGACTTAAAATTCCAGGACAAAGACCGTCAGTTGCTTTGGTTGATTTTTCAATCACAGTTCCAGCTTTTGGGGATAAGGAAGATTTAAGATACTGTGGGATTTTAAGAAGAGGATCTCAAGCGTCTGGAGCCGGACAACCATTTGAAACGGTATACGATATTGATTTTGCGTCCGCAACAAATGCAGAAGGTTCACCTAATAGATTAAAAATTCCAAACTTTGATTCTAATGGAAGATTGTTAAATTATACCATTACAAAAAGAGAAGTCGTTGTTAATGGAACAACAAAGGTATTCAAAAGATCTATAACTCCAAATGATGTTAAACCTTATTTTGAAATGTTTTTACCGGAAAAAAATGTGTTAGGTATAACAAGTGTTTTATTAAAAGATGGAACACAGTATAATACAATCCCGGAACCTCAAGAATTTTTGGGTCTTGATAATAGATGGTATGAAGTTAAGGCTTTAGCTGAAGATAGGGTTTTCATTGAAGATCCGACAAAAGTTTCTGATCAACCAGGAGTTAAAGTTGGTAAATATATTACAACAAATACTAAATTTGTCACAGAATATACACCAGAAGGTTACTTAAAAATGACATTTGGTGGTGGTAATGTTTCGGCAGAAGAACAATTAAGGGAATTTGCAAGAACCGGAAACGCATTTGATTTAAACAAATATTCAAATAACCTGTCTTTGGGGTCGGCTCTTAAATCAAACTCAACACTGTTTATACAATATAGAATCGGTGGAGGACAAGGAACGAATCTTGGATCAAATGTTATTACACAAATTGGAACAGTATCGTTCTTTGTTAACGGACCGTCAGAAAGTGCAAATAAAAGTGTTGTTAATACTTTAAGATGTAATAATGTTACTGCAGCCATTGGTGGAGCAAACGCACCAACTACTGAAGATGTAAGACAAATGGTTTCATTTAACTTTTCCGCTCAAAATAGGGCGGTTACAATAAATGACTATGAATCAATTATTAGAACAATGCCATCTCAATTTGGGGCACCAGCAAAGGTATCAATCACAGAAGAAAATAATAAGATAAAAATTAAGATGTTATCTTATGATGCAAATGGAACCTTAACAGATACGATTTCATCAACATTAAAAAACAATGTTGCAAACTACCTTTCAAACTTTAGAATGATAAATGATTACATTTCTATTGAAAGTGCGAACCCTATTGATCTTGCCGTTGATGTTGATGTTGTGTTGGATGCTAGTCAAAATTCTGGGGCAATTGTCTCTAAAATTATAGATATAGTTAATACGTATTTTAGTCCCACAATTAGACAATTGGGGCAAAACGTTAATGTTTCTGAATTAAAAAGACAAATACAGAATGAAAATGGTGTTATTAGTATTTCAGATATGAGATTCTTTAACCGAGTTGGAGGACAATATTCGTCAAACCAAACATCACAGAGATATTCAGATCCAAATACAAAACAGATTGAATTAATTGCCGATACAATATTTGCCGAACCAACACAAATATACCAAGTTAGATATCCAAACAAGGATATTAATGTTAGAGTAATCAATTTAAAAACGGTAACTTTTACCTAATAATTTATTTATTTATATTTAGAACTATTTTTTGAAAATAGGAAATAAACTATTTATCAAAAAAGTTAAATTTAATGCCCAAATCATATAGAATAAGAACGCAAGTAGGACAAGATAAGTTCATTAATGTTAAACTTGAACAGGATTTTGAACAACTTGAAATACTATCCCTCAAAATAAATCAAAGTGAAATCTACACAAGAATTTGTGCTGACTATGGTGTTATTATAGGTAGGGTTGTTGTTAATGGAGGATTCGGTGTTCCAAATGCGAAAGTCTCAATCTTTATCCCTTTAACATCAGAGGATGAAACAAACCCAATAATTTCTGAATTATATCCATATAAAACACTTTCCGATGTTAATGAAGAAGGATATAGATATAACCTATTACCTCAAGACCCCTCCTATTCAACACACGCCGCAACCGGGACATTCCCAAACAGAGATCAAGTTTTATTAGAACAATCTTATATTGAGGTATATGACAAGTATTACAAGTATACGGTAAAAACAAATGATAGTGGTGATTATATGATATTTGGAGCACCAACCGGTACACAAACATTAGTTATGGATGTTGATTTATCCGATATAGGTTGTTTTTCCTTATCGCCACAAGACTTAATACAATCCGGACTAGCAAACCCATCGCAGGTTAATGGTAATACGTTTAAAAACTCAACAAACTTAAATGAATTACCACAAATAAAGACATTAAATAAAACTATTGAAATATCCCCACTATGGGGTGAAGACGACATTTGTCAAATTGGTATTGTAAGAGCCGATTTTGATTTAACTCAAGATGCAAACATAAAGATAGAACCAAATGCGGTTTTTATGGGGTCTATCATATCAACGGCAAATGATGATGCATTAAAAACAAATTGTAAACCAAAAAATAATACCGGTAATTTATGTGAATTAATATCAGGTCCGGGTCAAATTTTATCAATTAGACAAACAATATTTGCCGACAATCAAGGTTTACCCATTCTTGAAGAACATAAGTTTGAACAAGACGGAAAAGTAATTGACGGAGACGGGTCATTTTTAGTTAATGTCCCAATGAATGTTGATTACGTTATAACAAATGAATTTGGTCAACAGGTTTTATCAAACGACCCCAAAAAAGGAATACCAACAAAAGGGAAATACAGGTTCAAATTCAAATGGGAGAATGAACAAGGATTACAAAATGAATTTTTAAGAGCGAACTTCTTAGTTCCAAATATTAAAGAACACGGATGGGTTTCATCATCAAATGATCCATTTGACCCATCAACCGCAACCCCATTACTTTTTACCCTTCCAGTAGGTGTTCTAACGGGAACCACAACCATAACAAACACTGGAGGTTTACTATTTGATAATACAGTAAACTCGTCTAATTTTTCGGTTGTAATAAACGGACAACCTTATTATGGTGATATTACGGTAATACCGGTAAACTCTGGTGACATTGTCCAAGTAGTCTCAAACCCAACAGATGATACTC